GCGGCCTCTGACGGCCAGTTCATCGTCGCGACCGCCGCGGGTGCGTTTGCGTATGAATCCGGCGACACCGTGCGGACAAGCCTCGGGCTGGCAATCGGGACGAACGTGCAGGCGTACGACGCAGAACTGGCCGCTTTGGCTGGACTCACGTCGGCCGCCAACAAAATCCCGCATTTCACTGGTGACGGGACTGCCGGACTGCTTGACCTGGCGATCACGGTTGGCGCAGAAGGCGCAGACACCACGCTTGTTTCCGAGCAGGGTATCCGTGAAGCTATCGCCGCTGCCGTTACGTGCCACCGGGAAGTGTTCGTGCTTGACGGTGACGACATCACGAACAAGTACGTTGAACTCGCCCAAGCTCCGACCACTGACGACGAAACCACGCTGCTTATCGCGGGCGCTCCGCCGCAGACGTACACCACTGACTTCGTCTTTGGTGAAGCTGCTGAAGAGGCGTACGTGAAATGGGCCGGGCTCACCCTCGACGGTGTGCTCGAAGCCGGTGACACGCTGACCGTTATTTACGACTGATGATCTCTAACCGGGTGCGCTGCCCTCGGACGACTGGGGGCAGCGCACCCTGCCTCGACACCACACCACACAGAAAGGGTAACGAAAATGAACACAGCAAGCGCAGGGGGAATGAAGGCCCCGAAGAAACCCATCGCCGCCAAGCCCGCGACTGCCGCCAAGAAGCCGGGCAAGAAGCAGCCTGCTTTCAAGCGAGTCGAAGATATGACGCCCGAAGAGATCAAGGCTGCTGCCGAGAAGGCCGTCGACCGCCGCAATCAGCGGGACATCAAGGCCTGTACCGACGAAGTCAGCGCGGCGCTCATAAAGTATAACTGTCAGCTGTTGCCGATCGTGAACATCGTCGGGAACCAGATCCGGCCCGCTGTGGACATTGTCCACAAGTAAAACGAGGTTGAGTCAATGTTGGAAAAAAGATTCGTCTTACTCGATTTTGCCGATGGCGAGGCGCTCTCTGCCGCCGTTATTCCGTATGATGCCACTTCGTACATTGACGATCATTTGATCGCCAACGATGTGAACGACCTTGTCGCAGGCGATCACGGTAAAATTTTGTTTGCGAATACGGTTGCCCCGTCAGCATGGGACGCTACTGATATCTCCGGGTGTGAGATATGGTTGCGAGCAGACAAGGAAGTCTACGAGAACAACGACACCCCCGCAACCATCAATGACTGGAGCGGGAACGATAACGATTTTTCGTGGGTCTCCGACAATGAAGTGACGTTCAAGACGAATATTCAGAATGGCAAATCAGTTTACGACTTTTCCAATTGCCGGTATGAGAGTCCCGAGCTTGCTGTGTCTCAGCCTTTTACTGCGTTCTTTGTAATTAAGGCTGAGGCTGGTGGTGGTACTTTGCTAGATTGTAAAAGTGGTGATACTGGTCTGCGGTTTCATACAGCAGATTCCCAGGACGAAATATGGGCTTTTAGCCCGACGCAAGGAAAATATTCGAAGACAGTCCCGGCTGATTGGTCGGTGTACTGTGTCGTCGTCAACGGGGCGAGTAGCGCAATCTACGAAAACGGTACCTCAAAATGGACGGGTGATCTCGGGTCTGACGCTATCTCAGGCATAGAAGTGTTAGGGATGTATAAGACAGATGTGATTGAGTGGTATGGGCAGCTAGGCGAGTTTATCCTTTATGATTCGGCTCTGGATGTGGGTGACAGGGGGACGGCGAACGATGGTCTCCAGTCTTTTTACGACATTGATTACGCATTTGCTGCATCGTTCAAGCTGTCCACTTACACTACTGCTTCTTTCCTCCCCGTCGCCGCGTTCACAACGGACGGCGGAGTCCTCGTTGCCACGGGTGACGGCACGTACGCGGAAGAGACTGGCGACACGTTACGGACTTCGTTGGGCCTTGCGATCGGGACGGACGTGCAGGCGTATGACGCCGGTTTGCTGGACATTGCGGGTCTGGCCGTGACGGACGGGAACGTCATCGTAGGCGACGGCACGAACTGGGTAGCGGAAACGGGGGCGACGGCAAGAACGAGCCTTGGCGCTGCTGCTGCCTTTGCGGCGAACGTCGAGACGTTGAGCGCTGACAAGACGATTGCGAGCGGTGATCCGACGTATCAGATGCTCGATCCAGGTGGCGCAAATCGGAATGTGTTTTTGCCCGCGACCCCGACGGCAGATGAACGATTTGTTATCAGCAACGCCGACGCTTACACCGCTGCCTATTATCTGGAGGTCAAGCTGTCTGGCGATACTAACTTTTTTACACAACTATATGCCGGAGCGCATGCGCAGTTTGTGTATGACTCTACAGACGAGACCTGGACCTGCTTTGGCGACGGGTGGACGAGTAAGCGGACCGCCGCAAGCACCTACAGCGACCTTTCTTACAACGTCTCGCTCGGGTCTCTGGCAAGAGCGGACGATGCGGGGATAGCGATTGGGAAAAATACTGACGCCCATAATGGAGGTGTCGCGGCGGGAGTCGGGGCGTCGGCTTGGGCGTCGGGGATTGCGATTGGGTACTCGGCGGACGCGGATTCATTTGGCATTGCGATTGGGTATACCCCTGACACCAACGACAAAAAGTATGCCCAAGCCTACGGCTTTAATTCACAGGCAGAACGTGTCGGAGGTGTAGCGAAGTCCGGCGATGCTTTGGCCACCAGCAAGTCTCACGTTGAAGAGGTGTCCTGGTACGGCAAGGTTGCCGCCGCCGCAGAACCCGCCGCGACCGAGCTTTTCCTTATGGCGTACAGCACGTCCCGTTGTACGATCCTCGCCAACTCTGCCGTGTCTTTCCGCGGTCACGCTTCCGCTATCGACGCGAACGGCAACTTTGCCCGGTACTCGTTCGACGGGCTGATCTCCCGCGACGGCAGCAATAACACCGTGCTGGAATGGTCAACCGTCACGGCCGATCACGAAGACGTGGCCGGGTGGGATTTGACGATAGCCGCAGACGACACGAACGAATCGCTGAAGGTCTCCTTTCTCGGCAACGACTCAGACACTCACGATTTTGAAGTATCGGTCACAGTGGTTGCAGAACTCGTAGACACACGGAGGTAATGGACATGGCACTGCGAGCGGAGAACAATGAGTACACGCGAATTGTAGCGGTTGACGCCGAACGTGGTCGCGTGAAGACCGAGACGTACGCTAGCAAGGCGGCGAGCGATCGTGGAGATCGGCGTTTTGGTGCGGCTGAAGCAGACAGTATCCATTGCGGGAAGTTGGCAGGTGAATTGGATAAGCCGGCGGATGGTAAAATGTCCCGGCGCGAGAATCTGATCGCGGCCGGGTACGCTGCACTGAAGAACGAACCGCCGTTTTCGGACATGGAAGATGTGTTGTAGCGCACCAAGAGGGGCATCTGAATGAGCCTTCTTTCCGCAAGCGAATTCACGGCCCTTCAAACGGCCGTTGACTGGTCAATTACGCAGCTGGCCAAGCCGCGTGAGCAACGGGTCAGTGCTATCAAGGAATACGTCGGCAGCCATTACGCTGACAACGATTCCGAGAAGCGTGTTCCGGTTGATCTGCTGGAGCTTGCTATCACGATCTACACTCGCCAGCTCGCTCCGCAGGCTCCGCGGGTCCTTGTGACCACGCCGTATCCGACTCTCAAGATTGCCGCCAAGGAAATGGCTCAGGCGATCAATCAGGTTCCGGCAGAGATAGGGCTGGCCGACACGCTCCGCGCTGTGGTGATGGAAGCGATGTTCAGCCTTGGCATCGTGAAGGTAGGCATAAGCACCGTTGGTACGGCTCTCGGGCACGACTACGGGCAGCCGTACGTCGACTTGGTGAGCATTGACGATTATTTCGTTGATATGTCCGCCAATAGCTATGATAAGATCCAGTTTGAGGGAAACGATTATTGGGTACCCTTTGACGTCTTCAAAAATTCCGGACAGTTCAAGATCGATGATAGCGTCGAGGCTGATGAGCCTACTGTGACCGGCGACCAGGGCGAAGCCCGGGCTGAGGGGATCTCGACGTCCGAGGGCGCGGATCTGTACGAGGACAAGATTTGGCTCAGGGACGTATGGCTCCCCGATCGGAACAAGCTGATCACGTATACAGTGAAGGGCAAAAAGCAGGTACGCGCGATTGAGTTCGACGGTCCCGAAGTGGGACCGTATCATCGTCTCGGGTTCAGTTCCGTCCCTGGCAACCTGTTGCCGCTGCCGCCGGTAGCGCTGTGGCGTGATATGCACGAGCTGTCCAACGCGCTTTTCCGCAAGCTCGCTCGCCAGGCCCAGGCGTCCAAGAACGTCATGGGCTTTGCCGGCGGGAACGATGAGTCCGCTCAGCGGTTTGCGGACGCCAAGGACGGAGAAGGCATCCTGTACACGGGAGGCGAGCCCAAGAATCTAGTGGCCGGCGGAGTAGACCAGCTCAACCTTGCGTTTTTCTTGCAGACTCGTGATCTGTTCTCGTACTTCGGCGGCAACCTCGATACGCTTGGAGGGCTCGCTCCGCAAGCTGATACGGTCGGGCAGGACCAGCTGCTATCACAGGCGGCCGGGACAAGGATGACCGACATGGCCGACCAAGTTCGGAAGTTTGCCAAGGGCGTATTCAGTGCGTTGGCTTGGTACGAATGGACGGACCCGATCCGGGTTCGAATGCTTGAAAAGGCCGCGCCCGGTGATATCATGATTACGTCACAGTGGTCCGACGAAACGAGAGAGGGTGACTTTCTTGACTACAACTTCGATATTGACGTGTTCTCTTTGCAGGACGAGTCTCCCAGCGCTAAGCTGCAAAAGCTGGGGGTTATCTTCGATAGGTACGTCATCCCGCTTCTTCCCAACATTCAGGAGCAAGGCGGGCGGATCAACCTGAGCAAGCTGTTCAGCACCATTGCGCAATACGCAAACGTGCCCGAAGTCTCGGAGATTGTTGAGTTTGACTCCAACATCGCCGCCGAGGGCGAAATGAAGCCGGAAGGTAACGCGCAACCGGAGCGGGTAAAGGCTCCGGCTCACACGACCAGAACCTATGAGCGGGTCAATCGCCCGGGCGCGACAAGGGCAGGGAAAGACGACGTGATGTCAAGGCTCCTTATGGGCGGCACGGTCCAAGGCAGTGAAGCGGCAACGCTTAACAGAAGGGTCGGGTAAATGGCAACATTCTGTTACAAGACGATCGATGACGCACAGGAGATAGTGGAGCGCAGCTTTCCATGCGGAGAAGCGCCGCTTACCATACGACTTGCAGACGGCCGGGCAGCAAAGCGAAACCACGCCGCTGAGATGTACAACCGAGCGAAGAACGGCCAAGGCTGGCCAATCGAGTGCTTTGCTTCAGGGGTAGAGCCGGAGCAGGCACAGGCGCTCCGAGACCTTCTGAGACGCAAGGGGGTTCCGACAGACGTAACGCCTGACGGAGATCCCGTATACCGAGACGCCTCGCACCGTAAGAAAGCATTGAAGGCGCGGGGCCTGATTGATCGACAAAGTTTCATTTAGGGAGAATCCACATGCCTGCCGAGAAGAAAACCACCACATCAGAGATCGAAAAGATCGACAGCGCTTTGAGCGCGAATGTCGACAGCGGCCTGAGCGAAGAGATCGTCGCAGCGGCCGACGTTATCGCCAGTGACGCCGAAGCCGTCCGCAAGGCCGAAAGCGAACAGGGCGGGGGAACCGGAGAGGGTGAAGGAACCGGAGAGGGTGAAGGCGAGGGCGAGGGAGAAGGGGAAGAGGAGGCCAAGGCGGCTGAGGAGGTCAAGGAGGCCGAAGCAGCCGAAGCAGTCAAGGTAGCCGAAGCGGCCAAGGCCGCGGCAGCCGCCGCCCCTAAGCCCCTGGCTCTGGACGCGATTGACGACGCTTTGATCTCTCGTGCTATCACGGCTGGCTTGCCCGCGAGCTCAGTGAAGGGGTTTGCCAGCGTGGAGGCGCTTGAGGAGACGATTTCTGCCTTGGAGCAAAAGGCCCAGGGCGGAGAAGGAGAAGGAGGGAAGGGCGCAAAGAAGGGCGAAGAGGGCGAGAAAGATCCGCTCGCTGGTATCCCTGACTTGGACCCGAACGAGTTTGATCCCGCGCTCGTGAATACGTTCAACGGCTTGAAAGAGCTGATCCGAACGCAACACGAGTCAATCAAGGAACTCAAGGGTGCGGCCGGAAAAGAGACCGAAGCTACCAAGCAAGCAGAGCAGGCACGAGCCGTTGAAGAGGGTACGCTCTGGTTCGATGGCGAAATCGCCAAGCTGGGAGAAGAGGTTGAGCCGATTCTCGGAAAAGGCGGTAGGCAGGATATCAAGCCTGACAGCGCCGAATTCCAGAAGCGCGGCGAACTGGCCGACCGGATGAGTTTCTTGGCTGCCGGGTATCACGCGATCGGGCAGGACGTTCCCGAGAGGGGGGTTCTGTTCGCAGAGGCCGTGAAGGATGTTCTTGGTCCCGTGAAAAAGAAGCTGGCCGAGCGGGGCGAAAAGCATACGAGCAGGCCGACAAAAAGACAAGGCAGTAAACCGACGAAAACAGCACAAGAAGAGGCCGCCGAAGAGATCGACAAGAAATTCTTCGGCGAGACCTAAAAACCATAGGGAGTCTTTATCATGCCCGGATTGGCATTCAGTGACATTGATGATGCTGTTCTGTTGACTCAGAACACGTTGATCAAAAGAGGCGCATTTGTGGACATGCAGACTGATCTTATAGATCACGTCGCCGTCCGCGAGATGTGGAAGGCCCGTCAGAAGAAATTCGCTGGCGGGGAAAACTGGGAAACCGAGTACCAGATGGACCATAATCACTCGGCTCGCGCCGTTGGACTCTATGAGGACGACGGGTCGAGCATCGGTGATACCATGGTTAAGGGCGAAGTCGCTCCGCGACACGTCAACGCGCATTACATCTACGATCTGCGCGAGAAGGCGTTTCAGCGTGGTGGAACCGCAATCGTGAACCTGATTCAAACGAAATACGTGGCCATGATGGTTGCGTGGTTCGAGTATCTTGAGGAAACCCTGTGGGGCAAGCCCACGGACTCGACCGACGAACGTACCCCGTACGGCATTGGGTACTGGATTGTGAAGAACGCAACCGAAGGATTCTACGGTGCCAACCCGGCCGGCTTTACTGCTGGACGTGGCGGGATCTCGACCGGAACCTATGCTCGGTATGCGAATTACACGGCCGCGTACACGAAGATCACCAAGGAAGACTTGATCCGGAAGATGCGGCGGGCTGCCCGTCAGATCAAATTCCGGTCTCCTGTCTCCCATGCAACCCCCAAGGTCGGCGGCTCCAAGAACGGCATCTATACCAATGATACCGTCATCGGACTTATGGAAGAGGTCCTTGAGGCCAATAACATGAGTCTCGGAAACGACTTGGCCGCGAAAGACGGCCGGACCCTGTTCAAAGGGACGCCGCTCTCGTACGCGCCGTATCTCGACAACGACACTCAGAATCCGGTGTACATGCTGGATTGGATGTGGTTGGCGGTCGGCGTCTTGGAAGGCTGGGAGAACAACCTTCAGGCTCCGTACATGGTGCCCAACAAGCATCTTGTCCGGCGCGTGGATCTTGACGCAACCCTGAATATGGTCTGCACCGATCCTCGGCGGCAGGCGGTATTCCATGTCGACGGCTAAGAATAGCCGCCGACATGATCAACAGGCGACAACAACCAAGGAAGGAATCTGACAATGCCTGACAGAAGCATCAACGCTCCCAGAGCACTCTCTCGTACCTTCACCCAATGGGTGCAGTACGAAGGGACCGACGCCCTCCTCCAGGGCGAAGGCGTGTGCTACAATTCGGACTACGGAACCGCAACGGAAGCTGACGCACGACGATTCAATCACGTCGAGCGCCCGACCACAACCAACAACCGCAACTTTGCCGGTGTCGCAGCTCGCGACTATTCCGCCCATGCCAGCGGTCAGCTGATTGAGATTAACGAGCCCGGAAGCATCTGCCAAATCGCCATCGGCGTCGACGTCGTTGTCGGTACTGGCATGATTACCTGTTCGGTAGGAGCCGATGCAGGGCGCTTCACGCTGGCCGGCTTCCCCGGCCGCGGGTCGGCTATCCCGGCGCAGACCAACGCCAGCGGACAGATCGGCGGAGAGACGGACGGAACGGGGTCCGTGGCGACCTCCGGTCTGACTCTCACGGCCGGTAACGCTCAGTTCGCAACCGCCGCGGCTGGTGACATCCTTGTCATCACTGCCGGCGAAGACGATGGTACGGGAAAAATTGTTCCCGGCAAGTACGTCATCTCCAGCGTTACGAGTTCTACAATCGTAGTTCTCACGGAGACCTGCGTGGATACCACGCCGGCCGGAGCGCTCCTGTGCTCGTACTACGTCATGAACGGCAACCCCAAATGTCTGGCGAGGCTTCTCGATGGAGAAGAGTCCGGACTTCAGGAAATCGTAGCGACCCCCGAGGACGGCGGCGCTGCGGTCATGACGTATATGGTCGGCGGCTTCACGTACATCAACGGTGGTGTGACTGTTGCCACGGCGGACGCCAATGGGGCCTTGGCGGACGGGACCATGTACGGAGAGAGGAAGGGCTTCTATTGCCTCGGAACCCTCGGAACCAATGACGCCAAGGTGACTCTTGCGACTGGCGGCATGCAGGCCGATGGCGCGACGGCACTGGCCAATATCGTTTTCCATGCGGCCGCCGAGATTGCTATCCTGCAATGGGACGGCATCTGGCGCGAGTTGGTTATCAGCGGCGCGACGGCCGCGTAACCTGATATCAGGACTCCGGGGAGGGTGGACTATCCCACCTTCCCCGGTTTCTCAAGGAGTCCGTCAAGGTGTCAGAGTCAACCCTGTCAATCGCTTATCACGACCTGTGTGCTACCGTTGGCGGATATCTCGGCTACGGCCGGGACTCTTCAGCGTGGACAACCGCGCAGACAAGCCAGATCGATGAGTACATTCAGGCTGGCGTCCGTCAGTTCTACTTTCCCCCGGCCGTTGAAGGAATCGAATCAGGCTATGAATGGTCGTTCATGAGGCCGACCACGACCCTGGTCACAGTTTCAGGCGAGGGAGAGGTGGATCTACCGGACGACTTCAGCCGGTTGATTGGTGATTTGACGTTTGAGCCCGAGGTCCATTGCTACCCTATCCCGCTGGTTGGACAGGGGCTGATCCTCGCTCGCCTTCAGGCCGATAGCACCAATAGCCGGCCGGAGATGGCTGCCACACGGTACAAGGACGGAACGGGCACGACAGGGCAACGGCAAGAAATCATGTTCTACCCTACTCCTGACGATGCCTATACCTTGACGTATAAGTATGAGACCTTCAGCGGGAAGCTGACTGCTGCTGCTCCGTATCCCCTGGGCGGCATGAAGTACGCCCCGGTGCTGGAGTCAAGTTGTGTGGCGATAGCAGAGCAGAGAGCGAACGGTGAGCGTGGCGTGTACTGGGACGAGTTTACGCGCTTGCTGGCTGCGGCCGTCAAGCGAGATCGGCAGGCGGGAGCCAAGCATTTCGGTGCCATGGGCGAAAACGATAACATGATCTCAAGGACCCCCCGTAGGGGCTGGGGATCGTCGTACCCAATCGACTACAAGGGGGAGAGCTGGTAGTGAAGTTCCTTGCCGCACATTCCGATATGATGGCGTTGGTCACAATTCATGCTACGGCGTGGGGATGGCTGGCGCTCAAGGTGATAGCACAAGAGCGCAATCTCGCTGAGCTGAAGGCACGGCTCGACGCCATGCGCGAAGAGTGTCGGAACAGGCTGGAATGGATACGAAGCGTTGACCAGAGGATAAATGAAATCGGCGATAAGGTTAGCAGGGTCCTGGGGTTGCTTGAAAAGTGAAAAGGAGAGTGAGCAAAATGAAACAGATTCGATGGTCGATGTTTACGATGTTGGTTCTGCTGGGGCTAATGGTGGCTGCCGGGTGCAGGGTCATTCAGAATGACCCGAAAGCGCAGCTGTTTGCAGCGCAGAAGTCTTTCTCTTCGGTTGTCCGGGGCCTCGCGTCCCTGAAGGCAGCCAAGCTCTTCAGCAACGAAGAGGTCGCGATCGTTTCAGCTGGAATCCATCAGGTAGACGACTACCTTAAGGAGTGGGAGGCCGCAGTACTGGCCGGCGAAGCTCGGCCGCATATCGCCAGAGCAGTATTTCGGGCTCTCGATGAACTGATAGCACTGAAGACGCAAGTACAGGAGAGAGCCCCATGAACATCGCAGCCGCAATGTTGATCGTCAGGCTTGTCGCCGAAGGCGTGGGCGTGGCAGTAGAGATCGCCGATCTCGCGAAGCGGGTTGAAAATGGCGAGACCGTAACGGAAGATGACATCAAGACAGCGCGGAGGGAAATCAACGGCGCTGTCCAAGAATGGGAGGACAGTTGAGATGCTGAGCAGAATCGCAAGTTTACTGAAAGTCCAGCCTCCGCAGGCCGACGAAGTCACTGGGCTTCTCCGGGCGCACGGGATCACGGTCCCGACCGACGCAACGGCTGGGTATGAGTGCGGGTGCCTGTTCATGCACACAGATGGCGGGAACGGAACCGCCCTGTACGTGAACGAAGGGTCCGTAACTTCGTGTGATTTCAACGCAATCACGGTTGCGTAGGAGAGAAAGGCAAAATGGGTAAGGCGGAACCAATCAGATTGGGGTTTCCCTTGGGGGGGCTGAATCGTCGGGCTTCGTACCGGCAGCAGCCCCCTTACGCCTCCATGGACTGCATGAACGTGCGTCCTTTCGATTCTATCGAGAGGCGCGAACGTGGCGGCAGCCGCCCCGGCCTGCTGAAGTCTCATGATGATATCATGGGCTCCGGCAGTCCTGTGCGTATGCTGGCCAAGATGAACCTAGTCCTTGATGACGGGTATGCGTCTTGGATAGACGAGTTTGACGAGCCGGAGCTTGGCAGCGTATGGTCACTGGCCAGCTGGGCAGAAGCGGAGCCGGGGTTGCTCGCTTCTTTGTCTTCGGCTGTGAGCGATGATGTGGAAGAGGCTGCCGTGGTTCGGGGAGTGCTGCCGATCGATGTCGGCGAGGCATACGCTGTGGAGATGTTCATTACTCCCTGGAAGGCCGCCTTTCATGGCAAGTATCGGCTCTACGCTCGCTTGCACGACACTACCCCGGCTATTTTGACCGATGGTATCGTGGCAGAGCTGGTCATGGAAGACGGCGACGGGACGTTTACCGGGACTCTGACGTCTTATGACGGGGAGGTCTCTACGGCGTACGCGTTCACGCCCGGAGACGATGGGTCAGCTATTGCGGGTTGGTTTACGGTAGTAGTCAGCGGGGATGATGTGACGTGCTACTGGCGTGGGGCCGAGCTCGTGAGTCAGACTGTCGACGCACATACGGGTACGCGCATGGGATTTGGACTCAACTGTACGCAGGATAACGGCGTCTGCTTGGCAAACATTTTTCGCGTGCAGTATTCTGCGGGCTCTATCGAGGGGAGTCGAGCGCTGTTGGTGGGGTCCGCCGGGGGCTCACTCTACCGGGAAGCGTTCAGCGGAAAACTAGACGAGGTGACATCTGATTTAACGGTAAGGGACGATGTTCCTCTGAGCGCTGCCCAGGCAGGGCAGAAACTCTACATAGCGGACTATGGGGATAAACGGGTGTCAGGCATAGTGGATGGTGTCATAAGCGCAGACGGCTTGGAATTGACGGTTGCTGGCGTGTCCGATTGGACCGTCTACGGCATTGATGCGGCCTCGGATGTCGTTGCGATATCGGATGCGACCGGCGATGTAGTGGATGGCACATACGAAATAGCGTCTGTTGCCGAGACCAAGCTGACCCTTACATCAACGGCTGGCGGGGCAGGCACATGCGGATACAGTATCGAGCGTGGCTTGAAATCCTACGATCCATTGGGCGGGACCTTGAGCATCCTGACTGCGACAGCTGGCATAGTTCCCGTTGGGAATCCCGTTTGTTGTCGTTATCGTGGACGCCTCGTGCTGGGCGGAGCGGACTTGGCTGCGCACGTGTGGTACATGAGCCGGCAGAACGATCCGGCCGACTGGGATTACGCGGAGACGGACGCACAGCGAGCCGTGGCCGGTACATCGAGCGATGCAGGCGTTCCGGGGGAGCCGATCGTGGCCATGATACCACATACGGACGATTACTTGATCTTCGGCTGCGAAAATTCCATGTGGCGGATGCGCGGAGATCCCGCGTTCGGCGGATCGTTGAGCGTTCTGAGCGGGTCCGTTGGCATAGTTGGCCGTGACGCTTGGTGCGTGACGCCGGAAGGAATTCTCTTGTTTCTGGCTGTTGACGGACTCTATGGGGTTCCAGCGGCCGGAGCCGCTTTTCCTGAAGCGTTATCGGTGGAAGTCTTGCCCGGTGATCTCCGAGGGTCCGGGCTGAGAGATAAGATTGTGACTATGCAGTTCGATGCTATCCATGGTGGCGTTCATATCTATGTGACTCAGGATGACGAGAGCGCCGGCACTGTGCATTGGTGGTTTGACTGGACGTCGAAAACCTTCTGGCCTGTTACGTTGCAGGCCGACCATGACCCGTGTGCCATTTGCACCTATCAATCGGCGTCCGTAAGCGGATCAGATGTTATCCTCGGTTGCCGGGACGGATACCTCCGGTACTACCACGAGGACGCCGAGAACGACGACGGGTCAAGCGTTGCCTCTTACGTTCTTTACGGCCCGATCCCGCTGGCTCCGGACGGATACGAGGGAACGATAACCGAAATCAATGCTATCTTGGCAGACCAAAGCGGCGATGTGACGTGGAGTCTCGTTCCAGCCCGGACGTTCCACGGCGTTCGTACGGGAGACGTAACCGGGACCGGAACCTGGCATGAGGGGATCAACCTGACAGCAAGGCCCCCGGCGCGGGGGCAAGCCTTTGCTCTCAAGATTGAGGGCGACGGCGTGCGTAAGTGGGCAGCCGAAACAATCACGGCCCAGCGTAAGCGGGGCGGAAAGATAAGGCTGCCGTCATGAGATTGAGGATACCCAACACAGTCGACCCCGATGTCCGGCAGGCCTTTCGGCTTATTGCCGAGGCGCTGAAGGGGATTGACTGGGGCGGGTCCGTTCCGGCGGACGGCAATGTCGGATACCCGGCCGGCGGGATCTTTCAGCTTCGCAGCGGCGGAGCAAACACGTTGTACGCGAACGATGGTGATATCACGGCCTGTGACTTCAACCCGGTAACAACGAGCTGACCCATGGGACACTACGGATACGCATATACGGCCAAGGCGATAACCGATGCCAACATTGGCATTGGCGGCGGCGGTGGCGGCTTTGACGAGACGGGCGGCGGCTGGCCAGAAACTTGGCCCGAGCCTCCGCCGATCGGCGATACCGAGCCCCCAATCCCTCCGGGGTTTGATGAGGAGATGCCCGGCACTGGCGTTTACGCCGTTGTTGTGACGCTGGACGATGATCCGGTGAGTACCGTGACAGGCGCAAATCTTGCGCTGGCGTTTACGCTCGATGGCGCTCCGTCAACTGATTGGCGCAGTTTTGAATTCAAGCTCACGTTTTCTCACGAGGTTAAGGCTGCGGGATCTGCCATTTGGTCTACTACGTGGTGGGTATTCATAAGTGCCACGAGCGGGGCGAGTAAATCGTACGACTTCGATCTGGACGTGACGGCCGCCAACAATGGCGAGACGCTTACGGTTGCCGTAGAGATTGTCGACGGAGTGGTAACGTCAGGTAGCGATACCGCCGACATCCTTGAGACGGCCGAAATCGTTGTTGCTCTGCCGGCCAGTGTTGAGGTAGATGAAGCGTTCGACCTGACGCTGACTGCCAAGAAGTCTGACGGCACAACCGATACTACCTATGACGGGACGCCTACGACGCTGTCCGTGGCCGGTTATGACGGCGAGGCCTGGGTGTCGTTC